AGCGGCCACAAACACCGCCGTGAAGATCTCGGGGCTGCCTGCCGTCGGCTGCATGTCCGATAAGACAGCTATCGCTGCAGAGATCGCGGACAGCCAGGCAATCATCGAGGCCAAGCTGCAGCTGGCGATCGTGGAGTATCGGCGGATCAATCAGTACATCGCAGCCATCGAGGACAGCTACATCCGGCAGATTATTGCTTTGAGGTTTATCGATGGTCTCACATGGTTCCAAGTGGCACAGAGGATCGGGGGAAACAATACAGAGGATAGCGTAAAAAAGGCGTTCTACAGATTTGTCAAGGATGAAAACAAAAAATGTCCCGAATGTCCCGAATGACTGTGATATAGTGTAAACATGCTCAAAGGCATAGATGATACTCCAAATCATCACACAAGAGGTGCAAAGGCTGGATGTGGACGCTGGCTGCGCACCGAAAAAAGCACCGACTCGATTTCCACCGGGTCGGTGCCTTTATATGCTGCAGTAGCTCAACGGGAAGAGCGGCTCCCGATGTGGGAGCGTCACACTGGCGATACGATTGCAGAGACGTGAAAGGAATAGCCAACCGATCAAAGAACTGCAAGCGGTAGAGGTTCGAATCCTCTCTGCAGCACCGATAGGTGAGTCCGGCACAGCAGACGCCGGAGGGAGGGAACGGGGATGGCAAAGGAATGGGCCAAGTGGTTCTACAACAGCGACGCCTGGAAAGCCATGCGCAAAGCGGTGCTGCTGGCTTGCGGGTACACCTGCGAACTGTGCGGCGGCCATGCCGAGGAGGTGCATCACGAGATCGAGCTGACGCCGGAGAACATCCGAGACCCGGCCGTGACTCTGAATCCGCAGCTGCTGCATCCGCTGTGCGGCAGCTGCCACAAGCTGGTCACCAAGCGCCAGAAACAGAAACGCAAAGCGGACTGCGACAGCGGATACTGTTTCGACGCCGACGGCAACCTCACCCCCCGGGGGGATGCAGTTTCACCCCCGGCCCGGAAGACCGCACGCATCCCCTCAGCAAAACCCACCGGGGATCGCGCGTAAGGGGGTGGGGGTCACGCGCGGTGTATATCGCGCGCGGATAGAGGTAGAAAAGGCATGGCTTGCAAAAATCACGGAAAAGCAGCCGAGTTTTCAAGAAAGGACGGTGGTTTTGGTGGGGTTTTCGCATATCTACACAAAAGATGAGCGCCAGCAGATGCTGGACGAAAAACGAAAAGAATTCACCGCGATCCTCACCAAGATTCCGGGAAAAAAGAAAAAGGCAGCACGGGCCATCGCCGCCCAGGCTGCCTTTTTAGCTGTGGCGGTCAGAGAGCTGGACGAGATCGTGATGCGGGACGGATATGTGGAGGAATACCAGAACGGGGAAAACCAGCGGGGCACCAAAAAAACGGTGGCTGCCGATCTGCTGGATCGCTACACCAAAACCTACACCACCGCCATCCGCCAGATTGTGGATCTTCTGCCGGACGAAGAGGCCAGACAGAGCGCAAAGGATGAGCTGACCGAGTTCATGCGCCAGCGTCCCGGAGTATGACGGCATGGGCTGCGCAAACTGGCCGAAGCTGTACTTGGAGAAGATCCGGGCCGGAGAGATCCCGGTCAGCAAAAAGGTGTGGGCGGTGTACGAGCGGGAATGCCGATGGATGGATGCCCCACCGGAAAACTTCCCTTATGTGTTCGTCCCGAAGCTGGGCCAGTATTACATCGATTATATGCAGAAATTCTGCCGCCAGTCGAAAGGACGTGCAGGCGGCCAGCTGATCCGGTTCGAGCTGTTCCAGCTGGCCAAGCTGCAGTTGGTGTTCGGGTGGGTGGAGAAAGACACCGGACTGCGCAGGTTCCGCGAGGTGATCGATATCCGCGGCCGCAAAAACGGCAAGTCCACCGAGACCGCGGCCGTGATGCACGCCATGCTGGAGATCGACGGCGAAAACGGCCCGGAGATCTACTGCGTGGCCAACTCACGCGATCAGGCCGACGCCGTGTATACCGAGTGCGTCAATATGCGCGCCCAGTCGCCCGCTTTGCAGCGGATCACCAAAAAGCGCCGCGGCGACATCTACTGCCCGGCGAATTTCGGATTCATCCAAAGCCTTGCGGCCAAAACAGACACGCTAGATGGCAAAAATGCGCATTTTGTGGCACAGGACGAGCCGCACGAGCAGCGCACCCGCAAACTGTACGATGTTATGAAGCAGTCGCAGAGTGTCCGCGAGCAGCCGCTGTACTGGATTATCAGCACCAACGGCTTTGTGCGGGAGGGCTTTTTCGATCTCAAATATGCCGAGGCCAGCTCCATCGCGCTGTGGCAGGATGGCTTTCAGGACTACACGGTGCTGGCGCTGATCTACGAGCTGGACAGGCGGGAGGAATGGACCGACGAACGCTGCTGGATAAAGGCAAATCCGGGCCTGGGCACCATCAAAAGCTGGAAGACGATGCGCGAGTTTGTGGCCGCTGCCATGCGCGACCCGTCCTTCCTGCCCACCGTACTTACCAAAGACTTCAACATCCCGGAAAACAGCGCCGAGAGCTGGCTGCGGTTCGAGGACATCGTAAACGAAACCGTCGTGCCGATGGACTATCTGGAACACAGTTATGCCATCGGCGGGTGCGATCTGTCGGCCACCACCGACCTCACCTGTGCCACCCTGCTGATCCTGAAGCCAGACGACCCCAACTGCTATGTGCTGCAGAAATACTTTCTGCCGGAAGGCCGCCTGGAACAGCTGCGGGAGACAAACGACCGGGAGGCGCCTTATCAGCGGTGGGCCGAGCTGGGATGGCTGCACATCTGCAGAGGCAGGACAGTGGACTACAACGACGTGACCGCATGGTTTGTGGAGATGGTGCAGAAGCACGACATCCGCCCGCTGTGGATCTGCTACGACGCCGCGCTATCCGGCTACTGGGCGCCGCAGATGGAGGAGACGGGCTTTGTGATGGAGAAGATCCGGCAGGGCCCCATCACATGGACCTATCCGATGAAGCTGCTGGGCGGTGCGCTGCAGGAGCACCGCGTGATCTACCAGAACAACCCGATGCTGCGCTGGTGCCTGGCAAACACCGCCAAGAAAAGCACCAACCGCGACGGCATCGAGAGCATCCAGCCGGTGAAATGCGCGTCCAACCGGCGCATCGACGGGATGGTCAGTCTGCTGAACGCATGGGTGGGCCTGCAGAAACACACCAGCGAGTTTATACCGTATCTGAGGTGAAATGATGGGAATCTTCGACAGTTTTATCCGCTTTTTCCGGGGCCGGACGGCGGCGGTGTTCGGGGTGGGCAGCCGCAGCGCGCCCTGGACGCGGGAGGTGGGGCAGCAGAAGACCTGCGCTGCCATCATGGACTGCACCGCCGCCCATGTGGCGAAGGGCAGCGTGCTGCATGTGGTTCTGGATGAAAAGGGGCGTATCCGGCAGGTAAAGCGCAGCAGCCCCTATACCAAGCTGTTCGAGCGCCCCAACCCGATGATGAGCGGATACGATTTTCTGTACGCGCTCAGCTGGCAGCTGGACGAAAAGAACACTGCGCTTGCCTGGGTGGACTGGGGAGAAAGCGGAACAATTCCTCGCGCGATCTGGCCGATCTACTATGGACAGTGGCAGCTGCTTCGCATCGTGGAGGAAGAAGGTTTTGCACTTGAGTTCACAGCGTCCGACGGTGTGCGGCGAGTGGTGCGGCTGGAAGATGTGGTGGTACTGCGCCAGCACTACACCGGCGAGGGATTTTCGGGCGGAAGCAACCGGCCGGTGTATGACGCCATCAACATGGCCGAGGCCAGCGACCGCGGCCTGATGGACGCCATCGCGGGCGCCAACCGAATCCACGGCACCGTGCGGCTGAAAAACGCGATGCTCGCCCCGGCCAGCACCACCAAAAACAGCGAAACACTGGAAAAGCGGGTGGAGGCGGCTGCCAAAGGGCAGGGTATCCTGGTGCTGGACAGCACCGAGGAGTTCACGCCGGTGAACGTGAACACATGGGCGGCCTCCAGCGCCCAGATGAAGGATGTGCAGAACAACCTGTACGACTACTACCGCACCCCGCGCGAGGTGGTGAACAACACCGCCAGCGACCAGACCATGCAGAACTGGTACGAAAGCCGGGTGGAGCCGCGCTGGAGGGCGATGGGGCAGGCCTTCACCGCCGCGCTGTTCACCCGGCGCGAGTGGGATGTGGGCAACCGCATCCTGGTTTCGGGCAGTGCCGCGGCCGCGGCCAGCTGGAACACCCGCGTCAACATTCTGAACACCACCAAAGAAACCGGTGACCTCACCACCAACGAGCGCCGCGAGCTGATGGGATACCCGCCGGTGGAAGACGGCGACGAGCGGCAGGTGTCGCTGAACTATGTGCAGAGCCGCCAGCAGAATGAGTACCAGACCGGGCAGCCGTCCGCTGCCCGGCAGGAAGGAGAGAGCACATGAAAAATACCATTGAACGCCGGGCGCTGGGAAATCTGTCCGCCGCGCCCGGCACAGAGAAAAAGCTGGACAGCGAGTATTATCTGGAGGGCTACGGCACCACCTACGGCCAGCCCTATGAGATGTTCACCGATCCCGACACCGGCATCACCTACCGCGAGATGATCCACCCGGCGGCACTGCAGGGAGCGGATATGCGGGACGTGGTGATGCTGTACGACCACGACAGCCGTGTCATCGCCCGCACCACCAACGGCACGCTGCTGCTGTTCCCGGACGATCCCAAAGGCCTGGGCATTGCGGCGGACCTGTCCAAAAGCGACTTTGCCCGCCAGATCCACGAGGACGTGGTGCAGCGGCTGCTCACCGGGATGAGCTGGAGCTTTTCGGTGGCGCCGGGCGGCGAGTATTTCGACCCCGCCACCCACACCCGCATAATCACCAAGATCCGCAGGGTATACGACGTTTCGGTCGTGTCGCTGCCGCAGAACGATGCCACCACCGTGGAGGCCCGCAGCGCGATCCGCGCCGCCGAAGCCGCCCAGAAAGCAACGCTGGAACAGCGCCGGGCCTACTGCCGGGCGCTGCTGAATTTATAAGCATAAGCAAAGGAGAATGAAACATGGCCTGTAACTGGAAAGACAAGATCACGCAGATCGGAGCCCGCAAAAAGGAGCTGCTGGAGGAGGTGAACAACCCCGAAACCACCCCCGAGCGCATGGAGCAGATCGCCGAAGAAAGCGAGCAGCTGAACCGGGACGAAAAGGAAGCCCGCAGTCGCTGGAACCTTGCCGGCACGCTGACCGTGCCCGTCGAACCCGCCAAAACCACGCCGGCTGCCGGCGAGAACGCAATGGAAAAGCGAGCGCGGGAATTCCGCAGCAGCAACCTCATGCGTATGCCCATGTTTGCCGAGCAACGCAGCCTGCTGGTCAGCGGCGGCAAGATCGCCGCGCCCACCGCCGCCTACCAGACCATCGGCGAGCTGCCCGACGTGGTGTGCAGCATCGTGGACGATGTGGAGGTGATTGACGCCACCGGCACCGGAAGCTGGAAATTTGCCTACAAAAAGACCGACGCCGAAGCTGCGGACGTCACCGAGGGCAGCGAGATCGGCGGTACCGGGGCAGACTACGACAAGGTGGAGATCACCCCCAAGGAGTGGGGCGTGCTGGACGAGGTGAGCAACCAGGTGCCCAAGATGACCGACGTCGGATATGCCGCCAGCGTGCAGAACAGTGCTTATCTGGCCCTGCGCCGCAAAGCGCGCGACAAGATCGTGGAGGCTGTCAAGGCGTCGGGCCTCACCGAAACCAGAAACACCGTGCCGCTGGATGAGACCTATATCCGCGATGTCGTGCTGAACTACGACAGCGACGAAAGCGTGTCCGGCGAGGGCAAGCTGTACATCAACAAGGAGGACCTGGCCACCCTGGGCAAGGTGCGCGGCAGCGATAAAAAGCCGGTGTACGACATCAGCTTCGACGACCCGAACAACGGCAAGATCAAGGACGGTGGCACGATGGTGCCCTTCTCCATCTGCAAGGCCCTCACCACCGGCGAGCAGCTCTACGGCAATCCCAGAACCATCAAGATGCTGCTGTGGGGCGATTACGAGATCACCACCGATCAGGGCGGCGAATATTTCAAGAAAAACATGATGGGCGTGCGAGGCCTGGCCACCGCCGGCGCCGACCTGACCGTATGGCACGGCATGCAGCTCATCAAGCAGGCGGGCGGCTGATCGAAAGGAGATGCACCATGCAGATCGGGGGCAAGTATATCCGCGATATAATCCGCGCGGTGCGCCGCAGTGAAACGCATGACACCGCCGAGGAGGTGGCCGACCTGATCCGGGAAGCCCGTGCCGATCTCATCGGGGCGGGTGTGTCCCGCGCAAAGGCAATGGACGAAACCGACCCCCTGATAAAGGGGGCGGTTCGCTGCTATGTGCGGGCCAAGTTCGGCCTGGGCAGCGAGGACGCCGAGCCCAACCGGCAGGCCTACACCGACCTCAAAGACAACCTGCGCCGCAATGTGGACTACATGGGGGGCTGACCGATGTATTTTTCCGATGTGATCTATCTGCTGCAGGAAAGAGAAACCCCCACCGAAGCCGGGCAGCCGTCGGTCAAGCAGACGCGCCACCGCGGCGTGTGGGCCAACAGAAAAGAAGCCGGAATGACCGAGTTCTACAAGGCGGCGGCCGTGGGCAAAAAGCTCACGGCCGTTTTTGAGGTGCACGCCGAGGACTATGCCGGCGAGATGCTGGTGGAATACAACGGGCAGCTCTACGACGTGGAGCGCAGCTACCGCACCGGCGCCGGCGTGGTGGAGCTCAGCTGCACCGACGCAAAGCGCGAAAAAACGGGAGGGCCGGTGGCATGAAATTCGAAGTGGATATGCCCAAAGAGTTCTGGCAGCAGTTTGAAAACCTGCAAAACATCGACGCCGTAGCGCCCAAAATGCTGCAGGCGGCCGCGCCCATCGCAGTGGACGCCATCAAAAAGCGGCTGCGGCGCCACCAGGACACCGGCCAGATGATCGACAGCGTGAAGGCGTCGAAGCCCAAAAAGGCAAAGCGGAGCGGGGGATATGTGCAGAAAATCAATTTTGTGGGATACGACAAGCTGCGCCCCGCCACAGAAGCCTATCCGCGCGGCGTTCCCAACGCTGTCAAGGCGGCCGGCATCGAGTACGGCAACGCAAACGAGCCGGCCAGACCTTTTCTGCAGGCCGCCGCCAACGACTGCCAGCCGGAAGCGGCCGCGGCGATGCAGCAGACCTTTGAAACGGAGATGAAGCTGAATGGAACTGGATGAACGGCTGGCCCGTGCGATGGGCACAGTGCTTTCGGGCAGCGTCTGGCAGACGGTCTGCACCCAGAAGCCGCTGCCGGACGAATACATGGTGCTCACCACGGTGGACAACCGCCCGGAGATCTACAGCGGCGACCAGGACGAGCAGCTGGCCGTGCAGTACCGGGTGGCGTGGTATCGGCGCGGGGATACGTCCGGATGTGCGCGCAGGATGCGCAGCGCGGCCCGGAACGCGGGCTTTCTGATCGAGAGCACCCCGCCGGAGAGCTACGACCCCGCCACCGGACACAAGATCGTATACATCGAGGTGTCGGCCACCGACACCTGCGAGGACTACAGCGAGACATAAGGAGGGAAACCAGATGGCATATATCGGCCTGCCGTATTACGGCTTTTGCACTTACACAACCGCAGAAGCGGAAGACGGAGCAGTGACAGAAACGCTGGGGAAAGGCAAGATCACCCGCAGCGTTATCAAGTTCACCCCCAGCGAGGAATCCAACGCGGTGGAGCTGTGGGCGGGCGACCTGATGGAGCAGAGCGAGTACGACAACCCCACCGCCAGCGTGGGCATCGAGCGCAGCTATATCAGTCTGGAAGAGGAGGCCGCGCTGTGCGGTCAGGAATGGACCAGCGACGGCGCAGACGGCGGTATCGTACACAATGTGGACGACGTGCCGCCCTTCTGCCGTGTGGCGGCGATGGCAAAGGTGAAAAAGCCGGACCGCACCGTGAAATACCGGGTGGTGGGCTACCACCGTGTGGTGTTCGGCCCGGTGAACGACGAGCTGGCCACTGCGCAGAAGGCCAAGGCGTTCGGCACGCAGATGCTTTCGGGCACCGCCAGCCCCAACGCCGACGGCGATTTCAAGTACAAAAACGAGTTTGACACCTTCGAGCTGGCGCTGACGGATTTCAAAAAATTCCTCAACGTCACCGAATAAGGAGGAGCTATGGCAACGATCACGATCCGCGGCCGGCAATACCCGGCCCTTTTTGATCTCCAGAACGTGGAGGAACTGCAGAAGCACTACGAAAACGGGCTGGAGGGCATTGCTGACGCCATCCAGCAGAACAATGTGAAAGAAATCGCCTATGTGGCGTGGCTGCTGATCCGCGAGGGCGTCGAGCTGGACAACGAGGAGCACCACCGCGACAATGTTCCGCCCACTCAGAAGATGCTGGAAAAGCTGATCGGATGGCCGGATCTGGTGGGGGAGAACTCCATCAGCGCCGCCGTCCAGCAGGCGTTCTACGAGTTTTTCGGAAAAAACGCCCAAAGCCGGGATTTGATGGAGCAGGGGATGCAGCAGATCCAGCAGAGACTGTCTGGGTCCCCGACGTCGAACCCCGGCGGTTCGCAGACGACCAGCAGATAAACTTCCCCAAGCTGCGCTATATCGCGGTGGGGCTGCTGGGATACACACGCCGCGAGAGCCGGTTTCTCAGCCTGGACGAACTGCTGGAGCAGTACGAGGCATTCTGCGAGATGCACGGCATACGGCAGGAAGGAGGCAGCATAGATGAGCTTGCCTAAGATCGGCGGCACGCTGGTGCTGGACAACGAGGCCCAGTTCAAGCGGGCGCTGGCCGAGGTAAACGCGGGTCTGAAGGTGAACCGCAGCGAGATGCGTCTGGTGGCCGAGCAGAGCAAGAGCGCGGGCGACGCCCAGAAAGCTCTGCAGGCAAAGATGGACGCCCTCAGCGGCGCCATCAACAGCCAGAAGGAAAAGGTGGCCATCCTGGAGCAGGCGCTGGCCAAGAGCGTACAGCGCACCGGCGAGAGCAGCAAGCAGACGATGAGCTGGCAGGTGTCGCTGAACGACGCCCGGCGCGATCTCATCAAAATGGAAGGTGAGATGCAGGAGTACCAAAAAGAGCAGCAGGAATCCCAAAAAGAAACATCTGATTTTAGAGAAGAACTCAAAAAGATGGGAAAAGAAATGGGAGAAAATATGCCGCAAAGCGCAGAAAAAGCCGAGGCCGGCATCGGCGATATGAAGACCGCCGCCCTGGCAGCGGGCGCCGCCATCGGGGGCGTCGTGACAGCCATTGTGAAAATGACCACCGAGGTGGGCAAAAGCGCCGAGCAGATCCAGACCAATTCCCAGACGATGGGCATGAGCATGACCCAGTACCAGGAATGGGACTATATCTTCAAGTCGGTGGGATACAGCGCCGAGCAGGCCGGCGGTGATTTTGCAGCCCTGGCAGAAAAGGCAAAGGACGCGGCCGAGGGCACCGGCGAGGGCAAAGAGGTATTCGACGCGCTGGGCATCAGCGTGAAAAAGGCGGGCGGCCAGATCAAGAGTCAGAACGAACTGTTCACCGAGGTCATCGCCAAGCTTCAGAAAATGAGCGACGAGACCCGCCGCAATGCCTACGCCAGCCAGCTGCTGGGAACTACCGGCGAAGAGCTGGTGCCGATCCTGAACATGACCGCGTCAGAGCTGGACAACCTGCGCAGTAAGGCGCACGAGACCGGCGCGGTGATGAGCGACGCGGCAGTGCGGGATTTTTACCAGATGAACCAGGCGGCCCGCGAGATGGAGCAGCGTTTTGAAGCCACTAAAATGCAGTTAGCCATGCAATTTGTACCAGTATTGACAGAAGTAATGGAAATTATAGGTTCTATTCCTATTAGCATAAGTGCTTCTATTGCGGTTTTTACAGCATTGACGCCTGTGCTGGTTCAGGTAACTACTGCGATTTTGACTTTTGCGGCAGCAAACAAGGTTTTAGCCGCAAGTAATACAGCTGTAGGGACGACATCGGTGTTTGCTGGAATTGGCGTTGGCAAACTTGTGGCTATTGTGGCTACACTGGCGGTAGTGATATCCCTTTTAACAGGCGCATGGATTGGCTGGAAGTCAAAGGCCAACGAAGCGGCAAACGCTGCGGTGCGAGCGCAAGGGGGATTGAAAAACATCCAGCGCAGCGTCCCCAAATACGCGCTTGGCACTCGGAATGCAAAACAGGGCGCGGCCATCGTGGGTGAAAACGGCCCGGAGATCGTTCAGATGCAGGGCGGAGAGCGGGTCTACACCGCACGCCAGACCCGCCGGATGCTGGGCGGCGGCACCTATGTGGACCGGCGCAGCTATCAGTATATCTTCAAGGTGGACGACATCGACACCTACCAGCGGATCGTCGAGCGCGAAAAGCGCCGCCAGATGCAGATCCGGCAGGGTTTTGTGGGGGTGTAACGGATGGCAAGCGCAACACTCTATGCAAACCAAACGGCCACCGTCAAGGCCTATACATCCGAAAAGGGCAGCTATGGACAGCAAATTGCTGCGGCTTACCGTGCAAAGTGCGGAGACCTTGCGCAAAACGATCCGGTGATCCTGATTGCCTTCAACAACACCGCGCTTCCCAAAGGCGCTATTGTGGAAGATGTTACAGCAAAGCTGTACCAAAAAATCGAATCGCAGGGAATCGCGGCACGCTGCTTTTTAATGACAGGACCGCTCCGAAACCAGTTTTCGCAGCAGGACGTTTCCTGGAACAGCGCGTCGCCGTTGTATGAAGGCGGGTATACCTTTGGCAAAGAACTTTCCACGCCGCTGCCGGGCGGATTTACCTGGGCCGAGCTTGCAGCCGGAGGAAAAAAACAGTCTGCACTGCAGGCGGTTAAAAACGGCCTGTTTGTCTGGACAGAAATTTCAAAGGATAACTTTTCAAGACCGGACCAGCCCGGCACCCTGAGTGTTTATTCTGCTTCCTCTTCCAGCCGACCGCAGCTCATCGTCCAGTACAGCGCGCCGTCCGTCACCGTTTCGCCCGGCTTTGCGGACGGATTTTTTGTGCCCAAGAGAGAAAGCAAAACAATCTCGTGGGCGGTAAACTGGCAAGCCTCGGAAACGATGTTCCTCTCCCCGCAGCAGACCAAAGCCACCATCCAGTGCAAAGACAGCGCCGGCAGCAAAACCATCACCGTCACCGGCGATGCAAAAACCGCATCCATCCCGGCCGGCACCTTCACGCAGGACACCGGCCAGATCAAGATCACCGTGGACACCACGGCGGGCGGCCATGCCGAAAGCAGCTGGATCAATGTGAACACGGTGGATGAGGTAGGCACAGCGATTGCCGAAAGCCCCCGCGGGGTGCGGGTAGACGGAGACCAGCCGGTGGAGATGCGCTGGAGCTATGAAAAGCCCACCGACACCGCACAGACCAAAGCCGAGCTGCAGGTCAGCTACGACGGCGCGGGCAGCTGGCAGGCGCTGGCCCAGGTGACAGGGGACGAAACCTCCACAACTCTTGCACCGGGAAAACTGCGGACCGGTGCAGCAGCTTGGAGGGTGCGATGCTTCAATTCGGACAATAAGCCCAGCGAATACAGCGAGCCGGCCTATATCATCGTCAGCGGACGCCCCAAACCGCCCAGCTACCTGCAAGCGGATTCGTCTCCGCGGATGGTGATCCAGTGGGACAGCAGCGGACAGCAGGGATTTGAAGTGGAGGTATTCCAGGCAGAGCAGCCCATCTACCAAAGCGGGACTCTGTTCGGCACGCACAAGCGGTTCGCGCTGCCGTTCTTCCTGCCCGATGGAGAGTACACCGTGCAGGTGCGCATCGTGGACACGCAGGGGCAGTACAGCGATTGGACACGCACCGGCGTGCAGATCCACAACAACGAGGCCGACCCCATCCAGCTCACCGTGCAGAGGACACTCTACGGCGTGCGGATGGAATGGAGCGCATCCACATCCGAGTGTGATGGATTTTTCATCCTGCGGGATGGGGTGCCTATCGCACGAACCGGTGTGGAGGCCACTTCTTATATCGACGAAAACGCCAACGGCCCCCATCTGTATACTGTGCGCGGAGTGTATAGTGGAGGTATATATTACACAGACAGCAGTGCAATCGAAGGAGTTACCGCCGTGCGCTATGGCGCCATCCGCCCGCTGGAGGGCGGTGAGTGGATGCTGCTGAAGCTGCACGAGGGAGGGCCGTTCGTCCACAACGAGAGCCGCGCCCGGCAAGTGGAGTATGTGCAGTATGCCGGGCACACGCTGCCCACGGCCTATCCTGCCGGATCTGCCTCCAACGTCCACACGATCGAATACACTCTGCGCACACAACAGCAGTGGCGGCAGATCAAGCAGCTGGAGGGCCGAGAAGTGCTGTACAAGGACTACCGGGGCGCACTGGTGGCCGGAATGCTGGACAGCGTGGAGGCAAGCCACACCCGCCGTATCGATATCAGCTTGTCCATCACCGAAACCAATTGGACCGAGGAGGTACGCTATGACGATGTGGAGGGGGCATATACACCGTGACAACAGCAGAATTCTGGGTGCTGCGCAGCGGCGTAAAATACACCGAGCTTGTGCCCGATCCGTCCGCCGTGCCTCGCGTCAGCATGGACAGCACCGCCGCCATCAAGCAAACAGTCACCGGCAGCTTCGCCGAAAACACCGCCGTAGACTTAATGGCCGACCGAATGCAGATCTGGCTGGTGCAGGACGGTGTGCGCTACTCGCTGGGAAAGTATATCATCACCGATATGCAGGCTCGCACAGGCACATCTGGTCGGCGCACCGGAGACTATACCGCCTACGATCTCACCTATCTGGTGAACACCTCCAAAACCGAAACGCGGCACTTTATCCGCGCAGGCACCAGATACACCGACGCGCTGCAAGTGCTGCTGACCGAAGCAGGAATCACGGATTTTGTGATCGAAAACACCGACGCTGTTCTCCGCACCGACAGGGAGGACTGGGAACCTGGTACCTCCCGGTTGGAAATCTGCAACGCATTGCTGTCGGAGATCAACTACAACAGCCTGTGGATGGACCCGGACGGAACCCTGCGCTGCACAAAATACCGCCAGCCGGATGCCGCCTCCATCGCGCACACCTACCGCCCCGGCCAGTACAGCCAGTTGTACCCAGAAAACAGCCGAGTGCTGGATTGCTTTGGCCGGGCGAACGTATTCATTCGGGTGGTGGAGGACGCCGATACCGACACGCCGCTGCGCGCAGAGAGCGTAAACGACGACCCCGAAAGCCCGTTCAGCACCGTGAACCAGCACCGCCGGGTGGTGGACTATGCCAAGCTGAACAATATCGCGGGGCAGCAGGAGCTGCAGGCGTATGTGGATAATCTCAAATTCAAAAGTCTGATGGCCACCGAGGAAGTCGTATTTTACACCGGGCCGAACCCGAACCACCATCCGTTTGACACGGTGGCACTATTCGACGGGCACACCGGCGGGATTTATGCGGAGACCGCGTTTGGAATCGACCTTGCAGCCCCGTGGAAGATGGAGCACAGAGGAAAGAGGGTGATTGCACTGTGATCCTGGATACACAACAGCAGGTGGAGCAGGCCCAGCCGTCCCCTGCGCCGGAATTTTGTTTTGCGGTTGTGGCCGCCGTACACAGCGACGGCCTCAGCCTATATATCGGAGCAGAGAGGATGCCCACCCAGAAGCACTATAAGTGCAACACATCCTGTCGGTTTTCGGCCGGCCAGAAGGTATACATCCAGAAGGCGGGCGGGGAGTATATCGTGTTATTCCCGATTGGAAATCAAGGCACACAGGAAGGCGGAGGAACACCCCCCGGAACCGTCACAGCCTTTGCCGGATCAACCGCCCCCGCGGGCTGGCTGCTGTGCGACGGCAGCGCCGTCTCCCGCACCGCCTACGCCGCCCTGTTTGCCGTCATCGGCACCACCTACGGCGCGGGCAACGGCAGCACCACCTTCACGCTGCCCGACCTGCGCGGCCGGGTGGCGGCGGGTGCGAACGCATCCAACGCGCTGGCGAGCAGGGCGGGGGCCGACAGCAAAAAGATTGCCCGAGACAACCTTCCGAGTGAAAAACTAAAGATTTCTAATGACGGCAGTTGGTTGGTGGATAGCGTGCAGTTTGGCGTGCACAGCGGAAAACCTTTGAGCCTGGGCAATAACCGTTCGGATGCCGAGTACCTCTACACCGAAGCGCTGGGCAGCGGCGCCGCCTTCGATGTGCGTCAGGCCACCCTGTACCTCAACTACATCATCAAGTGCTGATCGCCCCGGAAAACCCTATTCGCGATTGGTATACTGGTATTATGGCTAAGTAGGTCTACAAACAGGAGGGATGAGATGGAAACTGAAAAACACATTGTCAGGCTTGC